TTTTATTTTAGTTGTTTTTTAGTTATTAATCAATTTGAATTTTTGCTCCGCTTGGTAAAAACACAGTTCCGTCAAACCAAAAAGATTGACACCATGTTTTACCTGCTACACCTGTAACTACTGGCCCATCAATGCCTGTTCCAAAGGTAAATGTTTCAGTTGCGGTTGTTGCTACTTCTAAATGAAGCATTGCACCTGGTTTTAGTTCACTTGACAATGTTAGGTTCAAAGTTGCATTGCCTGTTAATGTAGTTTTAGCGGCAACATAAGTAACTTGATTGCTTATAGTTGCGGCAGTTGTTCCTGTGGCCGCAATGGTAATAATACCTGCTGTGCCGAATGGTGAGTTAATAGTTGCCATTGTTATTTATTTGATTTTTTAGTTGGTTTAGTTTCTTCTGTTGCTTGCTCCTCTGTCGGTCTGCTCACTTGCTTGTAAGTTGCTCCTGTTGTCTTTGCGTGACTTGCTGCATCACCATGTTTTACAAAGCAGTTGCCATCTTCAAAGCAGAATAGCGTGTTGATGTTCGGGTTTGCGTTCCAAATTGCTTCCATTGTTAGAATTGTTTATCGGTTGCAGGGTTGTAATTCGGTGATAAGTTGCTTGGTAACTTGCTGATTAAAGCACTAAAAGCAACTGCATCGTTTTCTTTCATTTCCAATAGTCCTTTCGGGTCATTCTTTGACCAATCATTGAATGTCCAATTTTCACGACCAACAACTGCTTCGGGTTTCTTTGCGTTGTCGAATATCGGAGTGTATGCAGGTTTCAATTTACCAATAAGGTCTTTCAACTCTGCATTTGACTTGTTGCTTGTCAAGTAAATTTCTTTTGTCGCAGCATCAATCTTGCCCTCTTTAACAGCGTTCTCGATTAGTTCCGCTTTAATAGCGTTTTCGGCTTCGGTTGCGGCTTCTTTTAATGCGTTCAACTCTGCTGTTTGCGCTTCAATGCTTGCTTCTAATTCAGCAATCTTTGCATCTTTAGCCGATACTGCTTCAATGATAGCTTCTTCGGATGCTTCATTGGTTAGCTTTAAAAAATCAGTTAATTTATTCATTTTTGTTTCTGTTTTGATTATTACTTTATTGTAGATAGCATGCAATTCACGCACGGTTGCGTTCATCGCTGGCTTCATTTTCTTTGTTTGTATAATTTCATCAACAATGCCTAAACTCATACACTCCTCGGCAGTCATCCATGTTTCTTTAGCCATCAAATCTTTGCACTTATCAAGTGTTAGGTAGGTATTGCGCTCAAATATCTTTGCTAAACTGTTGGTGATTAAACTCAACACTTCTTCATCACTGCCCCCGTTAGCGTTGTGCATCATAAACGTACCGTAATCGGCCATGTATTTCTTTTGTCCACAAATAGCAATCACACCCGCCATTGAATAAGCCATGCCATCAATGTATGTGTTTACAGGTATCTTTGAATTTAGTATTGCACTCACAATAGAAAGTCCATCGGCAACACTTCCACCAATTGAATTGATGCGTACATTGATGCACTTTACTTGGTCTGAATAGTTATCATTTAAGTATTGAATATCCTCTGCAATCCAAGCACCGTTGATGCCCATGCCCATATCGTCAATATCACCAATATGCTTATAAATAAGCATCGTTGCCGTGTCGTTAGATATGTTTGTGATTTTCATATTGCAAAAGTGGTAACATATTTAGCGGTTTATTCAAATAAGTTACTAATTTTGACGTGTTTAGTAACTAATATCTAACAATGGCTAATCCAAAAAGCGATATAAACACAAAGAAACAAGCTGCTAAAGCACGCGTTACCGCTCACTTAACAGGCGAATTAAAAAAGAAATTCTTTGATGAAGTGGAACGTACAGGAACCAAAGAGTCATATCTGCTCAAAGAGATTATCTCGGAGCATTATGGGAAGCATAGGTTTTAAGCTATTTCAGCTATCAACTGCCCTTTAAGGTCTAATGTGTTTGTATATGTTCCGAAAGTTGAACCTATACGTGTAAAACGCACTGTGTTAGTAGCACCAACCGCTTCAACTAACACCCATTCCGTTGCCCCTGTTGTATTAAAGTAAGCAAGGTTAAATGATGTTTGCTTAAAATTACTTACCCCTGTTACAGTCATTGATAGCGTGTTGTTACTGCCGCCTGTTGATGTGTTGTTGATGTCAAACATTATTGTTACTTTCTTTGACTCAACTAATATACGCAAATCAACTGAACCTGTGCCTAATGTCCATGCGTTTAAATCACCTGCTAATGTTGGTGAAATTTGGTCAAAGTTGTTTCTGAAATATAAGTTATTGTAATCAAACGTGCCACTACCACTTGCGCCACTTGACCAAACTATCTTACGAATTTCATGCACATTGTTTAATGTGCTGTCACTAAATTCCACAGGGTCGGCATCGGTTGCAGTTAAGTATGTTGTTGTTACTGTACCTACTAACACTTGACCAAAAGCAACGGTTACTGTTTGAGCATCGCATCTAAACACCTCTGCATAAGTATCAAGCATTACAGCACCTGCGCTAATAATGTATGTTGAACCCGAACCTGTGTTGATACACCCATGTAAAGCCATCGGCTGTGTTCCTGCTCTATCACCTGCCCAATATGATTTGTTTACATCTTGTATTGTTTCAATGTATGCCGCTTGCAAGTGGTCTAAACTGCCTTTCTTAATAGGCATTGCACTTGAACTTGTTATGTCTGTTGTTTTTATTTTTTTCATTTTGATTAGTATGTGATAACTTGATAATTAATTCCTGCGTATGTGTACAAATCGGCTATCTGCCTAATAATGTTTTCTCTGTTTTGGCTTATGCTTGGTGCTGTATCTGGTGGCTCATTTGTTAATGCGTTGGCTGTTGCAATAGGCACGTAAATATCAAACTCGCTTCCTGTGTTGGTTATGTTTAATGCTTGCACAAATCTAAATGCTTCACCGTTGGCATAAACTGCTTCGCTACTATCACTAGAAGCCAAACCAACATAAAACACATTGCTTCCCGAAGCGAAATTGTCAATATAAATATCACTCGCTCCTGGTGTATTGACAAACGTAGTACCAAACCATTCATTCAATGCCCATTCAAACAACAAGTGCTGTGCGTTGTACTTGCATCGTGGCTCAATGCCTACGAATTTATCTTGTATCTTAAACCAATAATCTGTGTTGGTCGGCAACTCGCCTGTGTTCGCTACCCAACATTCATACACCGATTTGTCCTCGTATTGCACTTGGTCACCAACTGCATACGCTGTGGCTGTTACCCATAACGGTGCTGCATTGCCATCTTTGAACGTTCCAAACATGGTATTGTATAGCACTTGCAACGGTTTCACAAGTGTTTTAACCCATGCCTTGTATATCGGCAACCGCTTCTTTGGTGGCAGGAAGTTGACCGCAAATGTATCTGTATTAATTATGCTACTCATTGCACAATGTAAGTTAATGTATCATCAAAGGTGTGGTTGGTAGTGGTTTCCTCAACAACGTAACCTGAATAGGTATCATAAGTAACACTATCCACACCTGTTGATAGGTTAAACAATGTTACACCTGCACCATAAGCAACGGTATCACGCCTTACTAATATACGTGTCAATGATGCTGTAATAACGCCCTCTGCACCTTGTATTGCATCGACAACGGCCTGCGTAGTTATACGGCCATTGAAAGGCAAGTTGGCCATGTATGCGTTCAATGCTGCTTTAACGTTGGCATCTATCACTGATGAGTATTGACCGTTAAAGTATATCGTTGCTGCCACTTCCATTTTATCGCTATCCTCATTAATCAAAGTAAACGCTATGCCTGCGGGGTTGAATGTTTCAACATACGTTTGCAATTCAGCTAATTCACCAACTGATACAGGTTCTGGTGGGTCATTCTTTGCAACCTTAATCAATACCGTTCTGTTTGGTGCTGTTACCACTGCGCATCGTGTTAAGATTTGATTAGCCACGTTCACCGTTGGATATTCAATAACGAATGTAGTTGTGTTTAGTGCTGCCACATCACCTGTTTGGAACTTCAAAACCTTGTTTCGTGTCCATTGTGGTGTGCTTGGTGCTGCGGTGCTTGCTATGGCTTCTAAATCAACTTTGAACAAGTCCTGCAACTGCTCAAACACGGCAATACATGATGCCACAATGAAGTAGTATAAATTCCACTTTGCCGTTTGACTTGTTGAGGTCAAAGTTGACAATGTCGGATCTGCGTTTTTCGCATCCAACATCTGTTGCTTTATTTGTTGTACTGACCTCGCCATTACGATATAGCTGTTATAATGCCGTTAACAACTGTGATGCTTGTAGGGTTTGTAAACGTTCCACTAACACCATTTGTAAGTGTATAAGTAACAATCGCATCAACATCGGTTATTGATGTAATGCCATTTTGATTTACCGGTATTTCTTCCGTTCCATCGAGTGCCGTTGCTGCTGGTAACTCGGATATTTTTTGTTGAGCCATTTTATTGTTGTATTATTAGATTATAACCTGTTTCTGTTGTCAATGTATATCCCAATTCACTTGCCAATGCCACCGCTTCGGGTATCGCTCCGCTTCGGATAGTATCATCCTCTAATTGCGGTGCGTTGTTAGTGATTAATGTTGTAACCAATGCTTCGGTTGTTGGTAAACTTGATGCCGAATAATCAAAGCCCTGCAATGTGTAAGTAATGATAAACTCCTGCACGTTGGTATGGTCCACCGATTGAATTTCACTTCGCCTTAAGAACCTGCTATTATACGGAGTTGACCAATTGTGTACAAGTGCGTTAAGGTCTTGTTTTAATTGCAATACTGCCGTGTCCTCGGTCTTATAGCTTTCAAAACCTAAATGCAATGCAATACTTAACGTTCCTTGTTGTTGACCTTGTAAGTTTTCGATATAGTCGGCACTTGCAAACTCAATGAAGCAACACGGATAATTAAACGGTACGTTCACATCCTCGCGCTCAAATTGATTATTCCACAAGGCAACATACTTCAATGTTGCAAGTGTTTCAATTCGTGCTTTAAGTGCGTTATAAATTGCTAATTGCATTATGTAAATATCTTATCTAATCGTTTAACTATAACTTTCTTTACTTGCTCATTAAGGTTGTAACTATCACCCATGAATTGGCGTTTGGGCATTTTAAACGTATGCTTACCCCATGCTTTGCCCATTAAGCCATCATTGTGTATCTTCGCATAATCTAAATCTGTATGTATCTTAATACTCAATGCTGCTCTGTTTGCGGGGTCACGTATGATAGATTTACGCAGGTCACCCTCTTTAACTAATATCGCTCTTGTTGTATCATCAACCGTTTTACCGCTTTTCGTTTTGTACGTTTTTTTCTTTCTCGGCTTCCACTTCTGCACACTCCTATCATCCCATCCCTGCTTGCGGAATGATGAAACAAAGAACACCTTGGCCGTGTTACCAACATCAACTATAGCCGCTTCCATTGCCTTACGTGCTTTCTGCTCCGCTTGTTTTAGGTTGAATTTATTGCTCTTTGCCATTATGTCGGTATCGGTAAATTCCAATTCTTTTTAGCCGCTTCTTTATCACCTTTTGCAATGTCAAAGTATGGATGCTTATCTTTGCCCCTTTCTTTAAACACATAGCCATCAACGCCCGAATTCATACGAAACAATGGCGGTACATCATCGGGCGGTGTAAAGTTGCTCATATCGCTTAATTCCCCCTCTGTTAGTTGTATTACGGTACAACGGCAACGCCAACCGTTAGGTGGATAGTATTGCTTCCAAAAGGGGTCATTGATAGGTCTTATAATGTTGTCAAGTGCTTGATGCGTTGGCCTTACTCTGCCATCACCAACGGTTTGATACTGCAGCAACGGCAACACATCGGCATCGGCTTCTATTCGCTTCCAATCGGATGCCATACGTGCTGATGCTTTGGCTGTTTGGTATTCGGCTTGTAAGTAATCTTCATTGTATAGCTTAAACATCGGCTTAACCGCTTCTTTAAACTTGTAAAAGTTCGATTTCAATTCGGGATCTGCTAACATCGCAGTCATTGTGCGTGTTTGTTGGTATGTTTTCGCACCACTGAATATGTAAATGTTATTGGTTAAGTCCGCAGTTAATATTTCATCAACAACAGGCGCTAAATCAATGCCATCACGTAAGTATTTCGCTGTCTTTAAATAAATCCCCTCTGGCAACACTTGATTATTTACCGCGCCAATCCAAACATCATTCGTAAAACGGTTAAAATCGTTCTCATCAAACGGTGTTGGTGGGTCAACTTCCTTATCAATATTCAATATGTCGCAGTACCCGCACATTAGCTGTATATGGCTCTTAATCGTTTGGCAATGTTTTCAAGTTGGCTGTCCGCTTCGGTGTCCGCTTTGGTGTCCGCTTTGGTGTCCGTTTCATCCTGCAACTCAATACCGTATTTATGCTCCAGGTACTCATGGTCAAACTTAACATACGGCATGAATGAAGCATCTATCTTGGCTTGCTCTGCTAACGGTAAACTTTCGCTATCATCGTACTTGAATGTGCATCCTGCAAGGTCAAAACCATTTCTAATCATCATCGGCACAAGTTGGTTTTCAATCACAAACTGCATCTTTAACGTGTCTTGTTTGGCTATCATATCGGCCACGTTCTCATGTACGTTCGCACTGCCCGAATACGCCTTTTCATCGGTGGTGCCTGTTTGCCCTAAAATAATCTTGCTAATCTCACTATTGCAACGCTCAACCATGTTATCGAACACTTGATAAGCATCTGTCCTGCTTGCCTGCATCAACTCAATGTTGTCGTTTAAATCTAACACCGCCCATGAAGCTACACCCATGTTTTTAAGCATATTTTCCATGTTCTTGCGGGTCATTTCATCACGAACATCGGTCTTGCCAACACGAATTGGTGAGCCGAATACCTCTG